ATGTTCACCGATGACAGCGCCGCAAAGACGATGCTTGGCGACGGCGCAACGGCAGCCGAGGCAATCGCCGCACTGCGGGCAAAGATGGAGGACAAGCAATGACAACCGATGAACTGCTGGCGTGGATGGAAGCGCAACCTGGTGCAGACCTGTGCGGGCCGTCAATCACCACCAGGGGAATGTGGCGGGCGACGATGATGGCCGCATCGGGATGTGAGGACGCATTTGGCTCGACCATCATCGAGGCAATCCGCAATCTCAAGGACCTTGTGGAACAGGAGGAACGACCATGAGCGAATCAGAAATCAACGAAAAGATCAAGGAGTCACATGTGTTATGAGATTGAGGAGTTCTATCGTTACTACAGCGAGACGCGGCGCACGACCCGTGTGCCGCGGCGCTGCGCGGCATGCGACGTCGAGCTGGCCCCGGGTCATGTCTGGTGGCACGTGGTGATCTTTCAGCCCGGCGGGGAGATTGAGCATTTGTGCCGGTGCGATCGGTGCCAGGCCCTGCACCTGCACCTGCGCGAGAAGTCGAGTTGGTGCGCCGATTGGCCCGATGAGCGCCTTTCTTGCGGAACTCGCTACGAGGATGTCTACGGGGACATCCCGCCCGAGATTCTGGCCCTGGCGTTCTGGCAGCCTGGAGAGCCGGTATGAAGTTGATCCTGGCCCAGGCCGACGCGGCCGCCCTTCCCCTGGCCGACAATTCCGTGGACTTTGTTTTGGGATCGCCGCCCTACCTGGATGCCCGGACGTACGGGATCGGGGCCCAGCGACACTGCCAGGAGTGGATCGACTGGATGCTCCGGGTGACCGCCGAGGCCGTCCGCGTCTGCCGCGGCATGGTTGTCTGGGTCGTGGCCGGAACAACCCGCAAGTGGCGATACCAGCCCGGGCCCGAGGGCCTGTTGTATGAGTGGTGGAAGCGGGGCGGTCACGCCCGCCGGCCCGTGTACTGGCGCCGCGTCGGCATCCCTGGATCCGGCGGCAAAGACTGGTTCCGGTCCGATGTGGAGTATTGCCTGGCGTTCGCCAAGGTGGCCGGCCAGCTTTCTTGGAGCGACAACACCGCGATGGGTCATCCGCCCAGATGGGCGCCCGGCGGCGAGATGTCTCATCGCCTGGCTGATGGCCAGAGAGTGAATCAATGGGGACGATTCAGCCCGCGATTTAAAGGCGTAGGATCCCGCCGTCGCAACGGCCAGCGCCAGACGTCAGGACGGACGTCGGATCGGCTCCTGGTGAATAAAGCGGTGACCAGGCGCCGTCCAGATAGCGAGCGTGACGACGGCGTCTACGTTCCGCCGGTGCTGGCCAACCCGGGCAACCTCATCCAGACGAAGACTGGCGGCGGCGCCATGGGCTCGAAGCTGGCCCACGAAAATGAGGCGCCCTATCCCGAGGCCCTGGCCGAGTGGTGGATCCGCTCGATGTGCCCGCCGGGCGGGATCGTGCTGGACCCGTTCTGCGGAAGCGGGACGACGGCCGCGGTGGCCTTGTGGCTATTGCGGAGGGCGATAACCTTTGACCTGAGAGCGAGCCAGGTGGAACTGGCCCGGCGGAGAATCAACGAAACGGTTGGGCTGTTCACATGGTGAGCCGGTCAGAAAAACACCCGCAGCGGTGTATCGAGTGCGATGATGAGAACGGCACGAGGTATGAGCAGTGCCGTCGCTGCATGTGCTGGTACTGCCAGGATTGCGGGGAGGATGGGGAATGCCGTGGCTGCGCGAATAAGCGAAAAGTGAAGGATGCCGCGACCCTGGAGTGGTTTGAGAAGCAGACCTTCACCGGCCTCTACCGGATCTCCTTCAGCGAAAAACAGGAGAAGCTCACGGTGGCCCTGTGCCGCTGCGGGGACCAGGTCATCGTGGGCGAGGGCCCGACGGTCCTGGATGCCATCGAGCAGCTCCGAGCCCGCTATCACCAGACGGACACGGGCTGTGCGAAAAAGTGAGCGCATCCTCCGCAAGCTGGACCTGCTGAACCCCGAGGCCGTGTTGTTCGACGGGTTTGAAGAAGCCCTGCTCGGCTGGGGCCGACAGTTCACCAACCCCGCCCTGGCCATCTACGACGGCGAAACGATGCTGCGGATCCTGCGGAAGCGGTGCGAGTTGACCAGGGAGGAGGCGATCGAGTTCATCGACTTTAATGTCGCCGGGGCCTGGCTGGGGGAGATGACGCCGATTATTCTCTGGGAGGAGTGATATGGGAATCCCCTCGAAATCGCTTCCGAAGCATTTGCGTCTCCGCCTGGCGCCCCCGGACACATTCTTTGGTCGGGTGTCGTTCCTTCTTAAATGCACGGTGCCCACCGTGGGGCTCCATTGCAAGACAAGGAACCATCACGACCTGCCGGCCTTAAGGGCCGCGAAAGCCCTCTACGCCACCATCATCCCGAAGCCGCCGGCACCACTTGCACCTCCCTACCTGGTCAAGCTTCATTTCGCCCTGCCCAGGTTCAAGTACAAGCCCGACCTGGAAAACATGTCAAAGGTGCTGGTGGACTGCCTGGTGCGTGCGGGCTGGCTGGTCGACGACGCTTACGTCCGGGAGATCGAACTGAGCAAGTGCCGCGAGTTCTACACCGGGGACGGCAAGAAAATCCTGGGCGGCGTCGCCGTGGAGATGTCCACGCTTCAGACGGTGGCCGAGCGGAGGCTGGTGGACCCGCAATTTCACCTCGAGCATTATCAGGGTGTTAACTGATCTGTGGGTGGGTAGAATGTCCTCATGCGACCAGGCAAGCCCATCGGCCCACGCCCGGACGACGACCCCAGCGCCTCGTTCCGGAAGCGTTTCAAGCTCACCAAGCGACAGTGGAACTTCGTCCATGCGTACCTGGGGCCCGCCCTCGGCGTGGGCGCCAAGGCCGCGGAGCTGGCCGGCTACACCGGCGGCCGCCCCGGCCAGTGCGCGCGCGCCAGCGAGCTCCTGTCCAACGCCCAGGTTAAGGAGGCGATCGCCTTCTTCGCCAGTCTGGATGACCGCGGGTCTCCCGAGTTCGTGAAGGCGACGGTCTCCGCCCTGGCCGGCGCCTCGATGGCTGATTTTCTCCAGAAGAACGGCACGGGCGGATGGGAGATCGACCTCGACAAGGCGGGCGAGCGGGGCGTCTTGCAGGCGCTGAAGACCATCCAGTTTGACAAGGAAACGGGCAGGCCGGCGGGCCTCACCCTGCATCCGCCGAAGGACTACCTGGACATGCTGGCGAAGATGTACGGGATGTACGAGCGGGACAACGAGCAACTCCGCCCCGTCCTGGCCGCGCCTCCGCCAACGCCGGCCGACGCCAGGGCCCTGGTGGCCGAGGCGGCCGAGCTCGGCGGCGTAGAAATCCCCGCCGGCCTGCGTAAGTTCAAGGAAACGAAATGAACGCGTCCGAGCTGCTGCGCCGCCGGGTGGATCTACGCCGACGGGCTGCGGCGGTGGCGGAGGCGTATCCGGTCACAACCTACGTTCCGCACCAGGGCGGCCAGGCCCAGTTCCACGCGGCGCCGCATACCGTCCGGGCTCTCTACCCTGGCAATGGCTTCGGCAAGACCAGGGCGGCCGGCTCGGAGGTGGCCTATTACATCTACCGGCTCCACCCCCACCTTACCCCACCGGACTGGCCGCTGATCGTGGTGTGGTGTGCCGAGACCTTCAAGCAGTTTAAGATCCTGCGCTCCCAGCTCGAAAGCGAGTGCTTTGGCCCTCGGCGAGGGCCTGTCTACCCCCACGGGTGGCTGTTCAACCAGTCGGATAACGTCTACACCTGGCCCGGCGGTGACCAGATGTTCCTGGTCTCGGGCGATAGCGACTGGCGCCACGTTCAAGGCGTCAATCCCGACCTGGTCGTGTTCGACGAGGAGCCCCCGGCCCAGATGTGGCGGGAGTTCCAGATGCGGCGCAGAGGCAAACGCAAGACCCGGTACATCTTCGCCGCCACGGCCACCGGCGGCATGACCTGGATGTACGACGAAATCTATCTGCCATGGCTCGATCACCACAAGCTGCTCCAGCTCACCGAGACCCAGGCCATCCACGAGCAGAAGCATCCGACGATCTGGTGTTGGCCTACGGGCGGCATCGCGGACAACCCCGGGGCCGACCAGAGCGACCGGGACTGGTACACCTCGCGCAGGTTCGGCTCGAAGGCCGAGAAGGCCGTCCGGTTGGGCGGCGGCTTCCGCGACTTCGCCGGGCAGATGGTCTTCGACGAGGAGGGCCTCGAGCTTCAGCGCCGCGGCCTGGCCGAGGGGCGCGACGGTCAGCTCCGCCTGGCGATGAGCCGGTGGCTGTTCGACTCCATGGCCACGCCGGCCGGCCGCACTACCGTCTGGGAGGAGCCCGAGCCAGGGCAGCGGTACGTCATCGGCTTCGACTCGGCGTATGGGATCCAGTCCGACAAGAGCGACTTCGACTACGCCGTCGTCCTGCGCGTTGGTGACGGCGTCCAGGTTGCTGAGGCCCAGGGTAAATGGGGATCCTCCTGGGATCAGATCCTGGCCGGCCTGCACTTCTACTTCAACAACGCTTTCCTGTGCGGTGAACGCCAGGTGGGTTTGTTCGCCATGCAGAGATTGTGGGACCGCGGCATCCAGCGGATGTATTTCGAGCGGGACCAGAACAAGGTGAAGCGGGGCCGGGATGAGTCGGCCAGGGACAAGCTCGGGCACCCCAAGCACGTGGGCGATCTGGTCATCCCCGACCTTCGGGCCGCCCTGGGCGCCCGCGACCTGGCCGGCCGGCTGATCCAGCCCACCGTCCAGGTGCGCAGCCGGGAGCTGCTCCGCCAGCTCACCCGCTACCAGTTCCTTTCCCGGACGGCCAAGCTCTCCATCGAGGAGGTGCGCGACTACCAGACGGTGATGGGAGCGCCGCCCGGCGACCATGACGACGGCGTCCTGGGCCTGGCCTACGCGGTGATGGGACTTCGGGAGCTGCCCGCCTTCGAGGAGGTGAAGCGTCGGCCGACCAGCGAGGACACCCGCGACTGGCACCCGGGCGACCCCGAGACGCCGGCGATCCCGGAACCGTTCAAAAGAAAAAAGTGAGAAAATTCTCGACAGAATTCTCTTGACGGGTGTTATAAAGATTTGTAAAATATGGCAACCAAACGCGGCGCGGCCGCAGGAGAATCAGATGAACGCGAACACCACGATCCGCTACGCACACTACACCTACTTTGGCGCGTCGACGCCGCCGGCTTGTGCCGATGCTGACGGCTACGTCGCGTACCGAGACGGATACGAGCGTCTGCCGTACGAGGTGCTGACAGCGTCCGAGTTATGGATCGACCGGATGCGCGCGTACCTCGCATGCGTCAACGATGGCATGTGCATCTAGCAGCCCCCACCCGCGCCGCCGGCCGCACACCCGGCGCGGGCCTTCACTAACGCGGCCCGGCCGCAAGGAGATTCAGATGAGTGCCAGCAAGATCGCAACCAACCTGGTCGGTTGTGCCGTCCGTGTCCATTTCGGTTTGCGCGACGAGGACATCGTCGCAGCACAGACGATGTCAGGCACTTACCGCTTCGCCGGTCAGACCGGCAAGATCGTCAGCGTGTACCTCGTCTCCGGCACTCCGATGTACACGGTGAACATCGCCGGAACGTTGCTCGATGTGGTGGCGTCGAGCATCACGATCCTCTGATCGCCCCATCACCCGCGCCGCCGCCGAGGCGCAGGACGAGGTTGACGAGCACGCGCGAAACCAGGCGTGAGGGACCAATGAAAGAAGCAAAGCCAAGACGACGGATCTATATCAGCAAGCGAGTGATGCACGCGCTCCGCCGCGGCGAGATCGCCATGGAGTACGTCACCTGGGAAGTGGTGCCCGGGCAGTTTGCCCACTTCTGGCTCGAGATCCGGGCGCCCGAGATGATCCGGGTGGCCGACATCTCCCGCGACGCGTGCCCGCGGGACCAGAAGCGAAAACTCAGCCAGATCGACCGGGAGCTGGCCAGGGCGGACATTCTTCTGTGGGATCCTCCGCCCGAGGACGCCCTGCCCGAGCCGGCGGATGAGTGCTGATCCCCCCTGTAGCTGCGCCCCTTGCGCCCCTTGCGCCCCTGGCCGAGGGGCGTTTTCGTTGCCATTGCGGGCCATTGCGGGCCATTGCGTGACGTTGCGGGCCATTGCGTGACGTTGCGTGACGTTGCGTGACGTTGCGTAGAGTTGCATGGAGTCAAGCGGCAATCAAGCGGAGTTGTAGCGGCACGAACCGTAAGGTTTTTGACAAACTCTGCCCTTTTGGGCCGGCCTGGGTAGAATGGGGCGCCATGATTTCCCTCGACCCCGTCCAGACGTTCCGAGAGATCGAGACCGCCAGCCGCAACCGGGACAGTCGCCACAAGCTCGCCGAGGATCTGGTTCGGCGATTCGTGGGCAACTACTGGGCGTCCCACGCCCAGCAGCCCGAGGGCCGGCCCGAAAACCTCATCTACAGCACCTGCGCCATCTTCCTTCCGAAGCTGGTGTGGGCGAGGCCACGGGTCGTGGCCAAGAGCGAGCAGCCGTTCCGGTACGGCCAGCTCGCCAGGCTGTGGCAGACGGCGACCAACCGCGTCCTGGCGATCAACGACCCCTACCAGGATCTGATTGAGGCCGCGGCGGACTATCTCTTCAGCTACTGCGTGCTGAAGGTGGGCACCTCGGCCGTCCAGGGTTTCGGCCCGGTGAGCTCGCATCTCTGCGAGCACTGGGAGACCAACCAGCGCTTCCCCTGGATCAGCCGCATCAGCCCGGGCAAGTTCCTGCTCGATCCCCAGGCGGCCACGATGCAGTCGGCCAGGTGGATGGGCGATGAGAGCTGGAGAGACATCGAGGACCTGATGCAGGATCAATCCCTCGACCAGGAGGTCGTCCAGGCCCTGGTCGGAGAGGATCCGCCCAAGCCCGGCCTGTCCGAGCACGGGGCCGAAACCCGGCCCAACAAGAGCATTCGCGTCTACGAGATTTTTTTCCCCGAGCACGGGGCGATCGGCACCCTGGCCATGGCCGGCCGCGGCGGGGCCTGGTTACGCCAGCCTGCGCCCTGGTACGGGCCGGCCGAAGGACCGTACGTCCTGGGCGGCGCCTACCCCGTCCCCGACTCGCCCTATCCGCTTTCGGTCATCGCCGGCGGCGTTGCGGAGTTGGACGAGGCGATCAACGCCCACGCCGCGGCAGCCGGCCGGGCCGCGGCACGCGAGAAGGAAATCTGGGTCGGCGACGCCGATCCACGCTACGCCGACGCCCTGCGCACGGCCCCGGACGGCTCGATCGTGAACATCCCCGGCATCCGCGACGGCTCGCTTCAGAAGGTCGAGATGGGCGGGGCCAGGACCGAGCAATACGAATTCATCAATTACCTGCGCGGCGTGCTCGACCGCATCTCGGGGACGTCCGACGCTTCCCGCGGCCGCATCCGCAACTCCACCGCCCACGAGGCCCAGATCGTCGACGAGCGCGAGCAATCGCGGGCGGACATGGTGATCGGGCGATTCGCCAGGTGCGTGGAGACCGCGATTCGCAGGGTGGGATGGTACACGTTCCACGACCCCCAGGTGGCCATGATGCTCGAGGCCCCGGCCGAGGACGGGACAAAACAGTCGGGCTGGTACATGGGCGGACCCCAGGAAGACGGCACCTGGCTGGACTACCGCGACTTTGACCTGTCGCTTGAACCGTTTAGCCTGGGCCGCACCGATCCCCAGGTGATGCAGCAAATCGCTCAGCGCAAGCTCGAGACCCTGCTCGTGGTGGCGCCGGCGATGGCACAGTTCCCGTTTATCAACTGGGTGAACGTGTTGAACGAGATGGGCCAGGCCGCCAACTCGGCCGACTGGGCCGAGACCGCCCTTCTGCCCGGCGCCATCGCCCTATTGAGCCAGGGCCAGGGCCTGATGCCGCCGGCGCCCGCTACGGCCGAAGCTTCCCCTGCGCTTTGAGCGCGGCCAGGCCCTCGGCCACAACCTGGTTCAACATCTGGTTCTGTGTGACATATCGCCCGCCGGCCCAGAGGGCCCGGAGGTCGACCTTGTTCGCCTGGGCGGGCATGAATGAGATGCGGACGCGGTCTTTCGGCTGCGGCATAATGGTTCCTATCTCCGCCAGATGCCGCCATTATGCGCAGGAGTGCGCATCCATTCAATAGTGCAACGCGTTTTGTGCTTCCACAATAGGCGGTGTTGTCTAGTCTGTTGGCGTGCCCACGTACGAGTTCATTTGTGACCGATGCGGAGACCGCCGGGACATGGTCCTGTCGATCCGCCACGCCCCGAAGTTGGGCTCTCGTCGACCCTGCCCCACCTGCGGTGATCCTGACGGCCTGGAGCGCGTGATTGTGACCCCGCCCGAGCTGGCGGACGTCGCCATCGCCCGCCAGGTCCACGGCTATCCCTACGTCGACAACACCCTGGCCAACCTGGACGGGTGCGAAAAGGCCAACTGCCTGGGCCATCCGGTCATCATGAGCCCGTCTCATGAGCGCGAAGTGATGCGGAAGAACAACCTTGTGAAGAGGCAATAGTATGGACAACGCCCCTGCCAGCAGCACGGCAACCGCGGCTCCCCCGAGCCCGGCCACGCCCGCACCGGCACCCGCTCCCCAGGCTACTCCAATGGCGCCGCCGACCCCTGCGCCGGCCCACGCGATGCCAACGCGTCCCACGCGTTCGCAGCTCGTGGCGGACATGAATGCCCGCGCCCAGGAGTTTGCGAGCGGCAAGAAGCCCGCCGCGGGCCAGCCTGGACAGGCTCCTCTCGAGGAACGCCTGTCCGGGCTGGGCCTGACAGTGGAGCAGTTCAACAACCTGAAGCGCACCAACAAAGCGCTGACGCCCGAGATGCTGGCGTCGATCCCGCCCTCGAATCGAAAGAACGTCATCGCCAAGCTGGAGAAGGCCGCGGCCGACATGTCGCGCCTTTACCAGCAGACTCGCGATCAAACCAACAAGCTACTGACCGACCCGGACTCCGCGGACGCGGACGACCCGGGCCAGGCCGCACCCCCGGCTTCTCCGGAAGCTCCGCCACCCGGCGCCACGCCGCCGGCCACGGCAAAAACCAAGTCCTCGCCCGCCCCGAAGGCGGACGCACCCGCTGCCCCACCCGAAAAGTGGCTGGCCGACGCGGACGTCCAGACCCTCGAGGATCTCGGCGGGGCCGACCTCGCACCGGTGATCGAGAGCGCACTGGGCCGCATGGCCCAACGCTACGGCGCCGCCATCGCCCAGATGGAGCAGGCCAACCAGGTGCTCCAGCGCCAGGCTGAGTTCCTGCTCCAGCGTCAGAGCAACGCCGACTTCGACTCGGCCATGCAGAAAACCTTGTCGCTCCGCGGGCATCCGCCCATGGACGACCAGGCTCGCGCGGCCGTGCGGAAGCTGGCGGACGAGGCCATCGCCATCCGTGGCGATCTCTCCTCGTTCGGCTACGACCAGGCGATCGAGTTCGCCATCAACTCGTTGTTCCCCGACTACAACCCAGTCCTCGCCGCGCAACTGCGCGAGGCCGAAACGCGGACGCCCGTTCAACGCGGCTCCGCGTCCAGGCCCAACGCCGGCAACGCCGCGCCCCCTCCCACGCTCAACGCGAACCAGACCCGCAACGGCCTCAATCGGGTCGGCGAGCTGATCGCCCAGGGCGTGGGGAAAGACGAGGCGTTCCGACAAGTGTTCGGCGCCAGATAAGAAAGAATCGGCTTTATGGCCAACCTCACCGACTTCAGCGCGTTCATCGCGGACACCATCGCCCGCAACCTGCACCCCCCGGGCGACTTCCTCAACGATGCCAGCGCTCGTTCGTACACCTGCTCCCTGCTCATGGACGACCAAGCGGCCAAGACCATGGACGCGGGCCTGTACGTTTTCTCCAACACGCGACTGCAAAGCGACAACCTCACCCAGTACTACAAGCCGGGCGAGCGGTTCGACGCACCCTCCCCGCAGAACGCCGCGCAGCCCAAGAGCTACTGGCGCTTCTTCCGCACGAGCTGGGGCTACCACGAGGAGCTCTTCGACCTCAACGGGCCCTTGGGCAATCCGGCCCAATGGGGGTCGTACTACATCAATCAGCGCGAGCAGTTCGCGCAGTCGACGTACGACTTCCTCGACAACTGCCTGTGGGCGGCGCCCGACTCCAACGAGATGGAAGACCAGAACGGCCGGCAGATGCACTCAATCCGCTCGGCCATCACCATCGACGGCCTGGTTCCCTCGGGCTTCAGCACCGCCTGGGGCCTGTCCTCGACCACCTCCGCGAAGTGGCGCAACCAGGTGGAGAGCTACACCGACGGCGACTTCGACGGGACTTTCTTCACGAAGTTCATGTCGATGCACCTGAAGCTCCGCTGGATCACCCCGCCGCGGGCAGCCGACTGGTTCGACTCCTCGAACTTCAACCGCATGGTCATCCTGACCGACAGGGCCGGCGTGAACGTTTACGCCACCAGCAACTACACCAACAACGCCGGGCGCATGATCCCGCAGACCGACGCGGGCAGCGCTTTCGCCGGCGGGAACGACGCCACGCAATACTGGTCGAACATCCCCATCCACGAGGCCCCCGGCCTCACCGCGCTCAACCTGTCCGACCCCCGCTTCTACTTCGTCGACCGTGACCATCTCCACTTCGTGAAGCACTCGAAGAAGTGGCTCCTCGAGGATCCCCCGCGCGTCGTCTCGGGCGAATATCCCAACATGTGGGTCGTCCACCAGCGCACCTACGCCGCGCTGCACTGCTGTTCTCGCGACCGCCTGGGCATGATCAAGTCCAGCGCGGACACCTGATCCGCGGCGCCGTTTCTCGCACTGCTCGTACTGAACGACAACAACCTCCTTTGGAGCACTTATGTATCCGAATTCCCCCGTGACCGGCGCCGGCGGCAATGTGACCACCGTCTCCGGTTCGTTCTATGTCGCCGACGGTGTGTCCGGCACGACCCGGACCGTCGAGCACGAAGTCTACCTCATGGACACCCAGCGAGCCGAGACCGGCTCGGGAACCAGCAACGCCAGCGGCGGAACGTTCCACATCCATGGGCAGACCAACGCCAGCAACGTCCTGTCGAACGCGGTGATCCCCGTCGTCGTGAAGGGCCAGGGCCTCCTGGACTCGGTGATTCCCGGCCATGTGGCCGGGCCGACCAAGGCCCTGGTTTCCGGATCGGGCGGGGCTGGCTGCCTGATCAAGCTGACCCTGACGGCCAACAGCTTCACCACAGTGGTGGGCGCCGCCACCGGCACCAACGTCGTCCTCACCTTCGGTCATCTGGCCGAGGCCAAGAGCGGCACGGCCGCGGCCAACACCAACATCATCCTGACGGGGCCGTCGCTCCGACAGGGCACCTGATCGTTTCTTCCCAACCCCGGGGGGAAGCCGTCCGCCAGCGGCTTCCCCCCATCCTTTGAATCGAGGTGCCCATGGCCGCCTTCTCGGCGCTTAAAACCATCGTCGAGCACACCCTGGGCCGCACCGTCGACTCGCGCACCAGCGCGGGCGACATCGTTAACAGGGCGGTTCGTTTCGTGTGTGCCTATCACCCCTGGAGCTGGCGGCTCAAGACTGCCAATATCTCGTTCGCCGGCAAGAGCATCAGCTCGATGTCGCGCACCAGCGATGTCGTCTCGGCGACCATCGCCGTCCCCCACGGCCTGGCCGCGGGCGACCAGATCCGCATCACCGGGGCGACGCCGAGCACCTTCAACGGCACCTACGTCGTTTCCACGGCGCCGCTGTCCACCACGTTGACCTGGGCCCAGGACGCCAACAACGAGGTGGCCACGACCACGGGCACCCTCTACTCGGGCCGCATCGCCCTGCCCTCGGACTTCGGCGAGATCCAGGAGCTCAAGGCCAACTCGCTGCAATGGACCCATTGCCGACGGTTGTCTTTCGGCGAGATCCTCGACGAGCGCCGCCAGGGCCTCTACGACCAGTACCACATCAACTGGGCCGTCGCGCAGACGTCCCGGTCGACGTCGTCGGCGAGCTGCTCCTTCGCCCTCGAGGTAGCGCCGATCCAGCAGAGCGACGTCACCAACGCCGCCACCCTCACGTACCTGAGAACGGTGGCGGACCTGTCGGGCGACACCGACGTCCCCGACGTCCCGGCCGAAATGCAGGACGCCGTCGAGGCGGCCGTCCGCTGGATGGCCTGGGAGAGCGAGGCGCCCACGGCGCCATCCACGGCCCACCACTTCGAGGTGCTGCGCCTGTTTCTCGACCGTGCGGTCGAGCAGGACCGGCGCCGCCAGGGCGCCACCATGGGCCCGATCCTGGGCTCGATCCGAAGATCCGGACTTCCCCCTGGCTGGCACGAGTCATGGGGCGTACCCGTCAGCTACTGAGGAAGCCATGCCGCACAACACCGTAAACCCGATTCTGCCGCCCCTGTACATCCCCGGGGCGACGGCCGCCGTCTCGTTGACGTCGGCCACCGCGATGACCAACTTCTCGGCGCCGACCACTACGGCCGGCCTGGGCTGCCGCTTCGTGCGCATCGAGGCCAGGAGCCAGGACGTCGTCGCCCGCATCGGCACGTACGACGGCACCGATTACGACTGGGCCGGCTACACCGGGCTCAACCCGGGCGCCTGCCTGTTCATTCCCGCCGGCTCGGTGGGCGTGTTCCGTCTGCCCGACCGCAAGGTCGACGGCACGACCAGGGGCGCCGTGGGCCTTGCCGCGGGCGTGTCGACCGCGACGGCACAAATACACTGGGGTACGTAGCATGTCGCACCTTCAGCACCTCCAGCACCTCGCCGATGGAACGGCCGGCCACGTGCTCGGCGGCGCCGGGTCCCCGGCCCTGGACACCTCCCTCGGCGGCCTGATCCGGAGCCTGTCCCCGACGATCTGGTTCCGGGGCGACGAGTCCAGCGGCGTCCTGGTCGACGAGATCACGGCGATGCCGGCGACGGCTGCCGGCAGCATCAGCTACGCTCGCCGCGGCGGGGCCAAGGGCGTCAACGCCAGCATCCAGGGCAACACGGCAAACTCGGGCTTCGCCACTTCGAACCCGACGCCCGTGGAGAATCTCCGCGCCGGGACGTCGTACACGATCCTGGAATTCTTCCGGGGCAGCACGACCTGGGCCACCGGCCACAACCCCACCCTGTTCCAGGTCGGAGCGGCTGGATCCCGCAAGGTGCTCTTCTACACCGACAACATCGGCAGCGGCACCGCACGCGCCCTTGCGCTGATCTACGCCGGCGGCGAGGCAAGCTTCGCGGTCGGCACCATGTCGAGCAGCCTCTGGTATCTCATGGCCTTCCGCTACTCAGGCACCTCGAACGTGGCCGAGTTGTGGACATCGGCCGGGAAGGTGGCGTCGGCGTCGAACAACAGCGTTCAGACCACGCCGGGCGGAACCGGCGGCATCTATCTGGGAAAGGGTAGTTTCAACGATCCCTCGTACACGCCCTGGTCCTTCCACGACTTCGCCGTGTTCGACCGCGTGCTGACCGATGCCCAGATCGCGTCGTTCCAGCAGCACATCCGCACGGCCGTCGACGCCCAGGCCGGCACGGTTCGCGCCCTGGCCGACCCATCGTACTGCCAGTACGAAGGCCCGCTGCCGGTAACGGTGCTGCCCGCTGCGAGCCCGCTGGTGGATGGAGAAAATCCCGACTTCGCATCGACCATCGTCGCGGGCAAGTTGCAGTCGGGATCGTACAGCGGCCTGGGCGACGTCACCGGTCTCACCTGGGCGACCACTCGCCAAAACTTCGCATCGGCATTCGGGGATGCATACTACGTTCCTGATGGGAGTTCGCTGAACATCAACATCATATGATCCGACCGCCCGTCCAACCTCCGACCGTGTCGCGCAAGCCGTCGCGCACGCGGGTCGTCTACGACCGCAATCTTCAGCGGACGCGGATCTTCTATGACCGAAACCTGACGCCGATCGGCATCCCCAATCCCTGGTACACCGGACCAGGCGGTGGCCAGCCCGACGCCCAGGGCAACGGCCAGCTCGCCGGCCAGCCCGATCACGCCGAATACTGTGAGATGTCGAGGCTGCGGCGAGCCTTCGGCCTCTACGAGGGGACATTTCACCGGGCGTTGACCTGGTGGAACAATGGACAGTTCACCGAAACCGACTGGGGCCGCGAGCAGAACAACCTCGAGCCCGTGAATGCCGAGGCCCTCGACGCCCTGGCCGACCTGGTCGAGGTCGCCCCTTTCACCGAGCCCGCGGACAAGCTCATCCCCATCTTCATCGACATCGAGACCCTCGCCGACTTCCACCAGCCCCAGCCGGTGCTCGACCTCGCCCAGGCGTTCAAGACGCGTCTGCCCAACTCGGAGGTGTGGTGG